ATATATAGTAACACACTACACTTTAAAAGTTGTAATGATTGAAAAACTCATACACAATGTATGAGGAAAAATTCATCATTACATCTCCAAACTACGTTTAGTGTGTATAAGCTATAAAGCCACTAGAGCACTACTCTCTAGATTAGTGTATCGTACTTCTACGCCCTACTTAAGGAGGGTACTTGTGTAATCTTTAAAATAAGATATATTAATTTTCATACATTAATTAATATAAATTTAATAGCCATTCCAATACCACATATTCGGAACATCCACAAAATATGACAATTGAAAATCCTCTGCTGCAGCAACATAGGATGTCAAACTAACTACGGGTGAATCAGTTTTCGTTGTGGAGGTAGATGGCCTTAGATACATAAAAGTTCTTCTAGAATCTATATTAGAATCGTCTTCTGCAGAGCCAGCCTCCATACTAGTTCTTCTTGCATAAGCATATCTAAAAGGATTATAAAATGGAAATTCTATCTCTAACCCTGGTTGAATATTAGCGGAAGTAATATAGGCACCAGCCATACAATTCGTTGTACCAGCTGTGGTTACCTGCGTATTATAACTAGGCGAATAGGTTGAATCCACAGAAACTGTAAGTTGATTAGTAGGCTGGTCTGTAGAATTAAGTCTATATACTTCAACTAGATATACACTAGAACTACCAAACGCATTAGGATGCATTTTATACCGTATACCACCTCTTCTAGCCAGGTAAGCAGGAGTAAGATAATTCATTAATGTATTATGATTTAAATTTTGTCTCACAAATGCTATAGTATCCACTCCATCTGGAGTAATACCCCTATAAAGTGGAAATACTCTGGCTCTAGACATAGCTACTACTCCATCTAAAGCAATAGATCCATTGACATCTAGGAAATCAGTTCTAACTCTATTGTAACGTCTTAATAAAGTTCTAAAAGAATCTATTGATTCACCAAAATATACTAAATCAATATGCGAATTGGGATCTGATCCTCCTATAGAATCAACTGAAGTGGAGGCATCCTCTGGAGAATTTTCTAAATTAGTACCAGAAAATTCATCAGATTGAGGAGCAAATACTGTTAATCTATCTATATATTCTCCTGTAGGATTACGCAATCTAAAATTATCTGCTGCCTTAACAAACACATTAATTGATATATCTGCAGTATCAGAAGGAGCAACTAACTCATTCACTATCCAAACAGATAGTCTACCATTATGATAAGTAGTATCCAAAGATAGAGTGGCTAAATTACTCCAATTATCTATAGTTGGTAATAAAGCTCCAGTGTTTAGATAAGCCCTTTCACTACCCCAATCTATCTGAATTTCGAAATCCCTCTCCTGGGAGATATCTATAATTCTAGTATAGACTCTATTGTAGGAATCGGGTACAGTCGACACTGTAGGATCCTCAGGGTCCCAACATACCTTAATTCTACCTCTATGAAAAGAAGAAGCCACAACTTGAAATCTATATATCATAGATCCTGACCAATTTTGGAAAGGCAAACTGGCAAAACAGCAAGGTAGCATAGCGAAACCGGAATTACCAGTATCAGCAGAGAGCATGGGAGTAACATTGCAATTCCACAAAAGAGTATCAGCACTAGCTGATATTGTCCATGGAAAATGGGTTAAATAAGATGATTTAGATGTTAAATAGGGTATAGTTAATTCATCTATACCTTCTAATCCACATATACGTGGATCTATAGATAGCTCCTGTTTAGAGTCTACAGTTAACTTAAATGCTACATCGGAAGCATCACAATTAGCTATGTTACCTAATAGGAGATTTTTCATAAATCCCGTATCAGTAATTATATTTGGTCTAGAAAAACCAAATAACCTAGCAATACTACCTATAGCAGTTGCTGCTATAGTAGTGGCCTTTGCAAATGGTGCTAGAAAAGGAACACTCTCTAATGCTCTAGATACAGATGCAACAGCACTAGCTGGTTTAGATATAATACCTTTACCAAATTCATCTGATTGAGCAGATAATTTAAGAGTAGGCATACATACTTTAACATCAGAGGCCCATACGAATACAGTAACATTGACATTAGTTGTACCCGCTGAAGCATGTTTTAATACGTCAAAAGAAGACATATGTACTCTACCCAGAGACGCTATTTGTGAAGCAGATGTTATTTTTAACCAATTTCTATTGTTCATATAAGGTACACATAGGCAACCACCTTGAGAAAGCGCTGCATCTAAAAATATATGCGGTCTCTGTGAATATTTAATATTATTAATATAAGATCCTATATATACTTTGTCTATTTCATCGTATGAAAATAAAGGTAAATAACTAACAATAGCTTTAGAATAATGGAAAGCGGTGGAATTAATTACCACTTTTATGGATAAATTGCACCTGAGAAATTTAAAATTATCTATTTTCTTTGCAACAGAAGGATGTGTTAGGAATAGAGTCCAAGGATCAAATACTTCTACTAGATCTGTTCCCATGTCCCACGAGTAAGTAGCAACTTTAACAGGTCTTGATAAAAAATCGCCTAGTGAAGAATCAACAGATTCACCTTGATCATATGTGGGGTCTGGACTAGAAGGTATAGTACTAGTCCATTGTTCGTCAGCATCATGAAATGCCAACTGTTGTATTGTTGTGCACCCTGGTGCACTTTGTTTTTGTTCTGTGAGATATTAATACGTAGCTCTACATTAACCTCTAATGTAGGTACGTGCGTTGATTATTTCCATCTTTTAATGGTACAATAAAAATTGCATAGTTCGAGGACTACCAGATAGATACAATAGCTTCTGAATTTCATAGGCTCAAGGCATTAGGCCATAGAGAAATCAGTGATCACATTGTAAATCTTAATTTAGCTTAAAATGCGTATTAAGAACGCATCTTTAGATTTATAGTTTCCCAACTTATATGTAAATAACTATTCTTGTTTATTCAACAAAAATAGCATCTACAATGGTGTCCCAATCTCTAAATTTGGTAGCCATAAATAATAAAGATCTATCAACCAATATTGATTTCAATTGTTCATGTCTTTCAAGAAATATTTCCTTACCATATTGAAAGTATTCATTATTAGCATTACATATAGATTCTACTATTTGTTCATCAGGATCCAGAAAAGATCCACGGTTGAACATATGTAACATCTTGGCAATAGACTCTTCTTCTATTGGACAATTATAAATTGATAAATATTTATTCCATGTGAACTTACGTTTAAGAAATGATAATTCACATGCTGGTATATAAGGTATAGAATCTTTATCTTTATCTGCCATTGTGAATTTAATACCCCAACTAGCAAATTCTTTAGATATGGTACAATGATTGTAAAATGGAATATCTTCATGAATACCTGCAATAACATCATCTCCATATACCAACATAGCTACATATTTATCAAATTTTGGAATATCATCTAATGTGTAACCATTACGTAACATTATAGATACATATGTACATCTCATATATAAACAATTAGCTATATTATTAATAATAACAGTTAATGGATTGCCAGATGAATTACAAGCTGTAAATCTGAATAGTTCTGTATCCACTAACATAATGGGATACAATAATTCAGTTAATAAGCTAGTAATTACAGTTAAATCTTCTTCTGTATATCCAGCATCTCTATGAATGTGCAATATGATTTCAAATACTACAGACATAACATTACTATTCATATTCTTATCAAATTTACTATAGTCTCCACCTAAATAATTATCACCTGGATGTTTAGTAACATGGTAAAATAAGCTCTCCCAAATAATAGGATCAAAGCAATTGACACCAACAGCACTACTAAAAAGTAATGGATTTTCCATCATAATATTAACCATGGATAACATATACTGTCTAATTAATATATTAAATGCAAATGGGAAACTATTAAATATACGCATTTTGTTAGGTTGCTTACATTTAGCTGGATC